AGTGGAACGTATAACATACAATTCTCAGCACAATTATTAGCAGATACAGGAGCAGATGATGTATATATTTGGTTAAAGAAAAACGGAACTAATGTAACCGCATCAGCAGGACATGTTGTATTAGCAAATAATGAAGAATTGATTGCAGCATGGAACTACGTTGTAGATGCATCTGCAAGTGATTACTTTGAAATAGTATGGCAATCAACAAACGGAGATGCAATACTATTAACAGAAACTGCAACAGGCAACATACCTTCAATACCTTCTGTAATCCTAACGGTAACGCAAGTAAGATAATATGAACGAAGATATAGCAGTATATGAAGTAATGTTGGAGTTAGCAGAAGAAGAAAACTCTGAATTAAAAGCAGAGAACGATGCTATGTGGGGTTATATTATGTATCTACAAAATAAAAACAAAGAATTGTTGATAGAATATGATAATCTAACAGCAATAGATAAAAGATTAAACTAAAAAATAATGATTTTTATAAATCAAATTGTTAATATTAAATAAAAGAATAATTATGAACGCAAAACAAGTATTAAGTAAAGTTGCAAAACTTTTGAACTTAGAAGCAGAAGTTGAATTAACTTACGCTAAGTTAGCAGATGGAACAATAGTAGAATCAGCAACATTTGATGTTGGTGAAGACCTATTCGTTGTATCAGAAGATGGAACTAAAACTCCAGCACCAAACGGAACACATGAACTTATGTTGAAAGATACAGAAGGAAATGAAACTCTTTTGAAAGTTATCACAGAAGATGGTAAGATTGTAGAAAGAGAGAACGTTGAATTAGCAGAAGTTGAAACAAAGGAAACTGAAAAGTTACCAGGTGACCCAACAGAAGCAAACGATGTAATTGATGAAAAAGATGCAGGTGAGCAAGTTAAAGATTTGAAACCATCATCTATGTTATCAGAAGTCCAATTAGGTGATACTCCAATGGAAGAAACCGAAACAGCAGAAACTATTCCAGCTGATGATGATAAAGAAGAAATGGGTATGCCAGAAATGTTAAAGAAATTTGAAGATATGGCATATAGAATCGAAGAGATGGAAAAGAAAATTGCTAAGATGGCAGAAGTTGAAATCGAAGTAGAAGATGAGAAAGAAGTTGAAGATGAAGAGTTACCTAAATTAGATGGTGCTCCGATTGAAGAAGGTTTCAGATTCTCAGCAGAACAAAATAAAAATAGATTTGGTAAGAAAATGGATACACCTCAGAATTCATTCTTATCAAAATTATATAAATAATTAATTAAACAAAAAAATATTTAGAATGAAAAAAATTCAAAAATTCGGCACATCCGCACAACCTGATGTAACATCAACGTACGCTGGTGAATTTGCTGGTCAATACATCGCAGCAGCGTTGTTATCGGCAAAAACTTTGGATAACAAGTACATTACTATTTTACCAAACGTAAAGTATAAGCAAGTTATTCAAAAAATCGCAGTAGCTAACATCGTAAATGATGCTAGTTGTGATTTTACAACTTCTGGCTCAGTAGCATTAACTGAATCAATCATCACTCCAAAAGAATTACAAGTTAACTTACAATTATGTAAGCAAGAGTTTGTAGAAAGTTGGGAAGCATTACAAGTAGGATATAGTGCATTTGATACAGTACCTGCTAACTTTACAGATTATTTAATCTCTTATGTTGGTGGTGTTGTAGCTCAAGCAACTGAAACTTCTATTTGGCAAGGTACTGAAGCGACTAATGGTCAATTCGGTGGTTTGTTCGGAAGAATCTCAGGTTCAGCAGCTATTCAATCAGCAGCAAGTGGAGCTATCACTTCAGCAAATGTATTATCAGATTTAGAAGCTTTAGTAGCGGCAATCCCTAACACAGTTTATGGTAAAGAAGATTTAATGATCTACGCTCCAACAAACGTTGTTAAGGCTTACCAACAAGCTTTAGCTGGTGGTGCACAAGGTGCAAACGGATGGAACAATCAAATGAACGTAGGTGAAAAACCACTTAACTTCAATGGTATTGAAATCGCGTTTTGTCCTGGTATGGCAGCTTCTACAATGGTAGCAGCACAAAAATCAAACTTATTCTTCGGTACAGGTTTATTATCTGATTACAACGAAGTAAGAGTATTGGATATGGCAAACTTAGACGGTTCTCAAAACTTTAGAATCGTGATGCGTTATACAGCTGGTACACAAATCGGTATCGCATCTGATATCGCTTATCACTTAGCTTAATCAACCAACTAATTAAAGGGTGGGGAGTATCGTAGAACAGAAACTCACCCTTTTTAACAAAACAAAAAACTAATCATTATGGCATGTAACTTATCACAAGGAAGACAAGAAGTTTGTAAAGAAAGTATTGGTGGTTTGGCAGGTGTATACTTCCTAAACTATACAACATCTTCATTTACAAAAAATGGTAGTGGCCAAGTCACTGCACTTCCATCTGGCTCAACCGTATATTATTACGAGTTGAAAGGTACATCGGCTTATACTGAAACAGTTAACTCAAGTAGAGAAAATGGTACTACATTCTTTAATCAAGAATTAACACTAAATCTTAAGAAATTGACAAACGAAATGACTACTCAATTAAAGCTTATGGCTTATGGTAGACCTCAAATCGTACTTTGGACAATGAACGGAGATGCTCTATTAGTTGGTGAAAGAGAAGGTGCAGATGTAACAGCAGGTACAATTCAAACAGGTGGAGCATTGGGCGACCTTTATGGTTATTCAGTAACATTCACTGGTCAAGAACAATTACCAGCCGCTTTCTTATCCGGTTCAACAACAGTTAATCCATTCGCTGGATTATCTACACAACCAACTATCGTTTATAACTAATCAGATAGGTTGAATACAAAATATTAAAGGTAGAATTCTTTGGAGTTCTACCTTTTTTTATGTATCTTAGTTATATTCTCTTACTTAATTGTTAATATCATATAAACAATAGATAATGCTAAGTTATTACCTTAATAATACTAACTCATACACAATTAGAACAGAAAACACTGCATCTAATCAATATACAATGTCTTTGCAGGATATGATAACACAAACAAACACAACAGCGAGTTTGGTATCATCTTCTTTTACAACATATGAAAACTTATTAGCATTCACTGCAAGTATAAGTGGAGCATATACAGGACAAGAGTTTAGAGTAAAGATTTTAAATAGTGGTAGTAGTGAACCTATATGGTTTGGTTCTTTGCAAGTTTATCAATCACAATCAGTAGATAAGGCAGTATATAAAACACAAAACAATCAGTACATCTCACATGAGAGTACGAATGAATTTATCATAATGAATTAATATGAAGCAAACAACAAAATTTAGTATTGTAAACGTTCAAAATAATGGATTACCAATGGTAAGTGAGGATACAAAAACTCGCTATCAATGGGTACCATTCGGTGCATACGGACAAGATGATTTCTTTGGAGCAGTAACTACGGCATATAATTGTAGTACAACCAATGCAGCATGTATCGAAGGATTAGCTGATTTAATATTTGGTAAAGGATTATATAGTAAAGATGAAAACTTTAATCAGATTCTATCTAAAGTAATTCCACAAGAAGAAACAAAGAGAGTATCATTTGATTTGAAACTATACGGAAATGCATCTTATCAAGTATATTGGAATGATGAACATACTAAGATTATAAAGATGTATCACATACCTGTCCAAAACTTAAGAGCAGAGAAGTTAAACAATGAACCAAAAATAAAAACGTATTACTATTGTACTGATTGGAATGATAATAGGGCAGTAAAGAATAAGAAATCTATTCCTGCTTTTGGAACATCTAAAGATAAAATGGAAATCCTTTATATTAAACATTATACACCAGGTTTGTATTACTATTCACTACCTGATTGGATTTCAGCATTACAATTTGGATTAAGTGAAGGAGAAATCTCTAACTTACATTACAATAATATTACAAATGGTTTCTTACCTTCAGTAATGATTAACTTCAACAATGGAGTTCCAGCACCTGAAGAAAGACAAACTATTGAGGATTTATTACAGGCTAAGTTCACAGGTACAGATAACGCGGGTAGATTTATGGTATCGTTTAATGATGATGCAGCAAATAAACCTACATTAGATATAATTGATATCAGTAACTTACATGAAAAGTATCAGTATGTTGCAGAATATATACAAGATAGAATATTGGTGGCACATAGAGTAACATCACCTTTACTATTTGGTATCAGAGATAAAGGAAATGGTTTCAGTTCTCAATCAGAAGAAATGAAAACTGCATTCAGTATCTTACAAACAATGACAATATCTCCTTTCCAAAACTTAATCTTAAACGCATTAGATTACGCATTGAGTGAAGGTGGATATGATAATTTAGAATTATACTTTGACCAATTAACTCCATTAGTAATTCTTTCACAAACAGCAGAAGAAACTGGTCAAACTATTGAAGAAGTTCAACAAGATACAAATGATTCAATGGAAAATCCAGCAACAGTAGAAGAAGATGGGGATGCAACAATAGATGATGGTGGGGTAGATACTAATACAGAAGTAACATCAGCTCCTCAAGCATTTGTTAAACCAACTTTCTTTGAACAAGAATACGAAATAATAAAACAAAAATAAGATATGGCTTACGCTCTTTTTATAACAAGAAACGATATCATAAAGAACTCACCATTGCAAGGAGCAATCGATGCAGATGCTTTGTTACCATTTATGAGAACTGCACAAGATAAGTACCTAAAGAACTTATTAGGAACTGTCCTATTTGATTATTTACAAGATAGAATTACTGCAAATACAGTTAGTACACTATCAGTATATTATCAAGACCTTTTGAATGATTATATTAAGAACTCATTGATATGGTATGGTTGTGTAGAATATATTCCATTCAGTTCAATTCAATTCAAATCTAATGGTGCAGTTAAACAACAATCAGAACAAGCGGTAACACCATCAAAGAGTGAGATTGATTATCTTTTGAATAAGGCATTGAATAACGCAGATTACTACGCACTTAGATTACAAAACTATTTGGTAGCATATTCAAATGAGATACCTCAATACTTAGAATCAGTTGGTAACCAAACACAAATATATCCTGACCAAACGAATCAATACTTTGGTGGAATACAATTATAATAACTATGAGTCAACAAATTGTTCATAATACCGGTATAAATTATACACTATACTACAACATTCTTAATTATTTTAGAACAATACTTAAGAATCATCCTTCTATTGGAGTTGCGACATATGGTGATTTAACTGATTTTGATACAAAGGAATTTCCAGCATATCCTGTTGGGAATGTATTGATTACTAATTCTGAATTTGGTACTAATGTAACAACATATACAGTTCAGTTAACGGTAGCAGATAAAATTAAAAATAAGAATAACGAATCATCAGGTTCTCTTAACCAACAAAGTATAGATTACTTCAAAGGTGTAGATGATACAATTGATATACACAATAACACATTGGGTATATTAAACGATTTAACATCATATACACAAAGAGGAGTAGCAGGGTTTGAGATAGATGGAGAAATAGGATGTGTTCCGTTCTCAGATAGGTTTAACAACGGACTGGCAGGATGGGTGGCAACCTTTAGCCTAACTACTCACAATGATAAAAATCGTTGTCTTTTTTTTTTAGTTAATCCTTCGGGTAGTGGTTTTGTAATTGAAGAGTGTGAGACGGGTGATAGATATAAGGCGGTATTGAATGAGAGTGGGAGTATTGGACAGGTGTTTAGTAGTAAGTATACTCTAAACTCAAATGATGGAACAACTTCGTATGATAACTTAAAGTGTTATACGATTATAGAACAAATTAATAATACGGATGATTGGGATTTTGTTAACTTAAAAGTGTTAGCATTACCTTTTGAAAACTATGTAAGTTGTTCAGTATGTGAGTTGTGGATATCACCGAAAATATGGAATACAACACCACAAACATGGAATAGTGGGTCAGTAGTAGTAACAAGGACATGGTCACAAAATTAAAATATAAAAATAGAATATAATGGGAAGTTTAAGTAATTTATACATATCACAGAGTTTCATATCTCTATTACACTTAGCGAGTAATAATACAGCTAGTTCTACACTAACTGAAATTCAGGATGGTTTAGGAAATGGTATTGGTGTAAATGTAAACACAGCAGGTGATGTTACATTAGCAGGAACATTGGGGATTAGAAGAGGATTAGATATCACAGGTTCGGTTACAATAAATACAGCAGTAACATCATCAACTCCTACCTATGTAAATAGTGGTAATTATTTTACAGATTCAATTATCAGAATTACAGGTTCGTTTGCAAGTGGATCAGCAGCATCACCAACAGTAAATGAAGTACAAATTGGATGGCCAGTATATGGTAATGGTTTAGTAAGTGGAGCAGTTGTAACAAATAAACAATACGTAAATTCACAATTTGTAGAATTAACAATAAATCAAAATACGGCAGTATGGTTTGGTAATTATTATTTTACTAACCCTAGTGTTCAGTATTATAATTTTAGTGTGAGTGGAAGTGAAGATATTACAGGTTCACTTTGGGTAAGAGATGATTTAAGTGTAAATGATATAAGTGCAAGTGGAAACATAAGTGCAAGTAACTTATATGTTAAAGGTAGAATATCAGCATATGAATTAGATGTAACAATAGAAAGTTCATCTATTATCTTTACGAGTGGTTCAAACATAATCGGTGATGAAGCAAATATAGATACTCAAACCCTAATAGGTAGAGTAAAAGTAAGTGGCAGTTTAGAAGTAACAGGAAGTACAAGAATCAATGGTAACGTAGATAGTACAGGTTCTCTAAAAGTAACATCTGATATTAGTTCTTCTACTATTAGTGGAATTGGTAATGTAACTTTATTTTCTCAATCAGTAGACAGTAGATTAGATTTATTAGAAAACTTTAGTTCATCTCAATATAAAGCAGATAGTGCAAGTTTTCAATCACAGATTACAACTAATAGTGCATCATTTGCAGCATATAGTTCTTCATTAGTAGCAACATTTGCAACTAACGCATTTGTATTAGCAAACACAGCAAGTTTAAGTGCAAGTATTTATTTAACAGATGCAACACAAAGTAATAATATAAATAATTTAAGTTCTTCAAATGCATTTGCACATAGTACATTTGCAACAACTGGTTCAAACACATTTAGTAGTAGTCAAACATTTTCTGGCTCAGTTGCAGGAGAAGTTATAAATGTAACAATAGTATCTTCAACTGCTAGCATAGATTTAAGTTTAGGTAATTTCTTTAATTTAACATTACCTACTTCATCAGTAACATACTTAAATCCAACAAATATAAGAGCTGGGGAAACTTCTATTATAAGAATTAATCAAATAAGTGGTGGTAGTGTAAGATATCCTTCTTCATTAAAATTTGTAACAGGTTCTTCTTATACAGCATCAGTATTTACAAATGTTGCAGATATATTAACATTTGTAGCATTTGATACATCATCTTTGTACACAGTAGCAGTAAAATCAATGAACTAATATGTATATTAACTATTCTTATTTTAGAGGGAATAATATTCCAACTCCAACACCTGATACAACTGCATTATTACATTATGATGTTAATATAACAACATCATATCCTAAAAGTGGAAGTATAATATATAATGTAGGTTCAATTGGAAATACAACAGCAACTCAATTAAATATTGTGAGTGGAAGTTATAGATATATAGATGAGGGATGTAGTTTATTATCATTAGGTACATTGAATTTAAGTTCATCTTATAATCAACCATCATCTTCAACATGGTTATTTTGTTTATATAATCAAGACTTTAATGGACAATATGATATAATTAAATATGGTACTGATTTATTTAAAATATATCATACACCTCAGAACGATGAATTATTTTTTGTACAGGG